CTTTACAACCATCTGATAGTTTTTGCCTACTTTCTAAATACACATTACCTTTCCATTCACTTACAATAAACTCAACTTCTGATACTTTAATGATTGGTTTCCCAATAATAGTCATCAGTTTTTCTATTAGTTCATCTTGTGTTATTTCTCTTTCAATATGACAGTCAACCAAATCACGTATCCTTTCCATCTCTGTCTTTTTACTTGCTGTTTTTTTCATTGCCTTTCCTTTCCTTTCCTTTTCTTTAAAGTTTTGTGTAGGTAGCTATAATGAGGCTATACTTTCAAGCTCTGATAATAACATTTATCACCTACACAATATTATCTTACTAAATTTATCAGTTGCTTTGCTTGAACATAATGCTTCTTACAAAACCAGCCGTTAATATTGTGTCTATTCTTTGTTTTCCAAATCAGGAACTCGCCACCTTTTGATTCAAATTCTTTTCCACAGGCTTTGCATTTCCTTTTCTTTGGTGTTAACACAATATTAATAACGCCATCATAATCAACAACTTGCTTCACATGATATTTCTGTTTTACTTCGCTGTCCATATTTACTCGCATATTTTCCTTTCCTTTTTCACTATCACATTTTTCTACATAATTAAACTTGTATTAAATAATTGTCATATAACAAAAAACCCCAAACAAAATTAATTGCTTGAGGTTTATTGTTTTTACTTGTTACTAAATAAAACTACTTTTTTATCGTGCTTTTAAAAAAGATAGTTTGTCCGTTCTTTACTACATAAGGTGTTTCTTGTGTTTGAAAGCCACAACAATAGATAGTAAAGTTACCTATTTTAAATCCACCTTGTGTAGTTGTACCGTCTTTAGCTTTAAACGTGCTTTCTTTACTCGGTAAAACTAGTTGATAACCTTTAACGTTTGAGCTATATACCTCGCCACTCTTTTTAGTGTGCATTACTATTGTATCGCCAATCTCGTAGTAATACTCGCTAAATTCCGTGCAAAGTGTTTCATGCATAACCTCGTTCAACCTTTCACTTATTACTTTTTTCAATGAATGGTTTTTAGTCTTTGTTGCACTTGTTTTTGTTGGAACATCTAAGCCCATTAAATTAGCTAAATCTTCTTTAGTCATTGTTGCACTTGGATTTACTGATTTTTCTTTAGACATAGGATTATCCTTCCATTATCTTTTATTTAGTTAAATTGTCAAAAAGCCACGCCGTAGCGTATTCAAATATAATAATAAAAAGATATATAACAATAGAAAATAATATAAATAATAAGGAACATTATAAAATATTATTAGTATATTAGTTATCAAATAAATAATGAAAGGACGTAAAGTTATGAGAATAGTAAATAAAAATATCGTCATAAATAAGAGTATTTATGAACAAGTTAATATATTTATATTAAATGAATATATCAATAGAATAAATAAGAATACGCATGATTACAAGGTATTAACAACCGAAAAACAATATAAAATAATCGTAACACCTAAATTGGAAAGGGCATAAACATGAAAAGAATAATAAATAATATATTAGAATGGATTGGGTATCATTTTGTAGGATATAAAGTGGACATAAAACACCTTGAAAAAAGAATAGAAGCACTTGAAACGCCCGAAGTATTACAAACGCCGTTTAATGATAACGAATGTAATATATGCGATGAAGTCGGGCGTAATTGTGCCGAACTACAAACGAAACTAGATGAAGTAGTAAAAGAAAAAAAACAATATGTTAAAAAGTATCTTCATTTAATGGTAAAATATAAAGCAATAAGAATGAATGAAAAAAGTATATATGACTTAAATGAACATATAGAAAAGCTAGTTGATGAATTAATAGAATGTTGTAATTATGGAAGTTTTAATACAAAAGATGAAATAAAAGAAATAATAACTAATCATATTAACTTAAGTGATGAAAGGGGTGAAAATGCTTAGTAGAAAACATTATGTAAGTATTGCAAAGATAATCAATGAGAACACAACACAAGACACTTACGGCGATGAACATATACACAAGGATGATTTAATAAATGATTTGTGCATTATGTTTGCACGTGATAATAGTTTATTTAGTCGTAGTAGATTTGTTAGTGCTTGTAATGATGAGTAGATAGTCCGCGATTATAGTTGTTATAATAGAACGCCATACGTTGTTAGTGTGGCGTTTTGTTTGTCCTTTACTTTTATACAAATAGAATTAGATATGCTTTATATAAAACGTTATATAACTAACTTTCAACCTAATTTCTAACCCCTAGAGGACTTTCAACGGGGGGGTGGTTGATATAACAATACCCACACTCATTCTAAGGCTATTTTTGGGGTTTTGTAACAAAATCCTTTTTCTTTATATATAATTTCTTTTTACTTAAAGTACTATACTATATTGTATATACTATATAGTATTTATAATATAATCAAATAAACGACAAAGTCAAGTATTTTTATTTTTGGGAAAAATTATCTATATTTATTCATGGAAATCAAGGAAATCAAAGGAATAAAGCACTATTTGTATGAAACCTTGGAGGAATTCAATGTTTTTTGTCCTGGGATTGAGGTTGTTGGTAATTGGAGGAATGGACTACAGGGGGAATGGGTCTATACTGACGACTTATTTATATGTCAAGTGCTTAAGCGTAGTCATTTAGTTCATCCTGGCTATAAAAAGCCTAGAACACTAATTAGGACTATTTGTGGTTCTTTCATTGTTGAGCAGAAAACACACGAAATGTTGGGCGATAATGGTATTGCTGAGAATATATACGCATTTTCGGGTAATTATGATGCAATCTACGAAAGAGCAAAAGAAAGGAAGCTTAATAATCGTGAGTTCCTATTTGCTAGATATGTAGCTGCGGGGGAGAATACGCTAAAAGCTTATAAAAAAGCTTACCCAAAGGCAAAAGATGAGGATTATATTAAAAAGAAGACAAATTCTTTATTAAAAAAAGAGGAAATAAGGTCAATGGTAAAAGAAGAAATAAAAAAGATATTACAAGAAGAGGGAGTTACGCCTGATTGGATTATTGGAATGTATAAAGATATTGCAAGTTTGTCTGATAGAGACTCTGATAGACTACGTTCTCTTGAATCTTTAGCTAAAATCTCTGGATTGTTTGATACAGAGAAAAAACAAGAACAATTAACTGTTTGGACAGGATTTACTGAAGAACAAATGGAGGCCTTACAAAGTGGGCAAAAAGCAAAACTTGTCGCACATGGTGAAAAAGAAGAGGATTGATGAAGATTTATGTCCTGTATGTGATGGAGACTTATATTATAACGAAAAGTATACACAAAGAATTGGAATTATTGATATAACGGGTAATCATGATGTTATTGGATGGATATGTCCACACTGTAAGTCAGAATTTGATAATTCAAATAAAATTATGTATATTTACGGGGAAAATTTCAATGCAGGAGACACATAATGGCTAATGCCCATGAAAATATAGATAGATTATCGATTTTAAATGATTTAGATGAATTTTTAAAACACCATCATAGGCGTTTAGAAAAAGGGTACTATAAAGATTATGGACTAAATGACCATGAGCGTTTAATAGATAAACAGTATAGCGATTATGCTTCTAAAAGAGATATATCAAAAGACTTAAGGTCTATACCCGAATTACAGGAAATAATAAGTTGGTTTAATGAAAGGGGACAATGGAACAAGTCTCCAACTGGTGAAAGAAATCTTCAATCGCATATAGGTATAACCCCGTATGATACATCGATGAGATTTGGAAGAGATATGAATCCACCTCTTTCCGATTTTTTTTTAGAAGCAGCTGCAATTCCTAATATGTTAGAAGGATTAATGGGAGTTTTATCTGGAGTATATGACCCAATGAGTGAGGCAAATATTGCTAGTCAGGGTTGGTATGAAGGTGGAGAAAGAGTACATGATGTAGAAGGGGAGAAACAACTTGATGCATTATCAAAAACTGTAGATGCTATGCATGGGGATGATATGAATATTCTTGATATAGTAGGAGCATTAAAATAATGAAATTAGAAAGGTAAGAAAATGTTTGGAGATTTATTAAAAAAGTTAGCAATGAATAAGATTGGCGATATTTCAGAGGATAAACTTGGTTTTGATGCCTCTTCTCTTTTTGGAGGTTTATTTGGAGGCGGATTCGGCAAAGGGGATGGTTCAATATTTCAAGACTTTCTTGGTGATAACCCTGATTTAAAACCTCTTGGAGATTTGCAAAGTTTATTTGGTGATAAAATGCAAGATGAAGAAAATCAATTCGATATTAAAGGCATATTAGAAAAATATTTATGATATTAGAAATTATATACACAGTCGCAGATGAATCTCAATATCCCCAAAAACCACGTTTCTATGGTAATCTTCTTGTATCTCATGATTTATCTGTGGCTGTGGATTGTACCAACCTTATAAAGTTTCAATAACGTGGAACTTTTTAACTACCTAACACAACCATTCGACCCAACTTATGAAACCAATAATGACACAAATACATTATTAGATTCTTTATTATTTACCGCAGCAAACAAATGGGAGATGACTGAAGACCAAATTATGGAAAATATGAATAAGATTGCTTTTCATGAAAGTAAAGGAGTATCTGATGCTATACAACAATCTGATAAAACCGAATCAGGTATAGGCCCAGGTAGAGGATTATTTCAATTTGAGGAAGGTGAAAACCAAGGTGCAAATACTGCTATTAATCGTTTAATATCTGAAATTGGGTATACGCCTACATTTTTAAAAGGTATTGCAGAAGGAGGGTATGATATTAGTAGTTTATCCCCAGAGCAACAACAAATGATATTTTTAGGTAATTTATTACAAATGCCTCAAAAAGAAGGAGAAGGTTATCTTCCTTCTTCATTTGAAGGTATAGACACTGATGAAGAATTAGCTGAGTATTGGGCTCAACATCATCAAGCAGGTACAAAACCTGGTACTGATGAATATGAAGATATGCTTACCAAATTTTTAAGTGATATGTCTTACTATAAGCCTCAATATCAAGAAGGAGGACAAGTTCCAATAATACCTAAAGAGACTAGTTGGGATAATATTCCTATTAAAGATGCATTTCATATGTATAAAGATAAATACTCTAGCTTTGATGACCTTGATGAAATGTATGATTAGGTAATAATAAAACTAAATGGCTAATTTAAACTTAAATGGCGATGTTTCAAAGAATGAAAAGATTCTTGAGATGGCTTATAAAGACCTTATTGTATTTGGCAAACTATTCTCTCCTCAAGACTTCCTAGCCTCCGCAACCCCCGAATTTCATAATATAGTAGGTGAAAAGCTTTTAGATAGAACAAAACAACAATTGGCTCTTGTATTGCCTCGTGACCACGCAAAATCAACCTTAGCTGCAGCTGCAGTGCTGCATCGGTTTTTATTTGCGAAGAAAGAAAGCCCAGAATTCATCGCTTGGGTCGGCGAGGCACAAGACCAAGCTACTGATAACCTTAATTGGATTTCTAATCATATATACGAGAATCCTGCAATACATTACTATTTCGGTGATTTGCAGGGTGATAAGTGGACAAAGACCGAAATTGTATTGAAAAATAATTGTAGGATGATTGCTAAGGGAACTTCTCAAAGATTAAGGGGTAAAAAGCAATTATCTACAAGATACACTGGAATTATACTAGATGACTTCGAATCTGAGTTAAATACTAAAACTCCTGAAGCTAGACTCCAAATTAAGAATTGGGTAACTGCTGCGGTATATCCAGCGATTGATTTTGATAAAGGTGGGACTTTATGGTGTAATGGTACTATAGTTCATTATGATTCATTTTTAAATGGTATAGTTAAAAATTATGGTGCAGCTATGAAAAATGGAGAAGATTATTCATGGGATGTTGCTACTTATAAAGCCATACTTGATAATGGAAAACCATTATGGCCTTCACGTTGGCCTCTTCCAAAATTAGAAGAAAGAAAACAATTCTATGTAGATTCAGGAACTCCTGCTAAATTCTATCAAGAATACATGAATCAGGCAAAATCTCCTGAAGACCAAATATTTAGTGAAGATGATATAGTAGACAATTTTTATAAAGGAAAATTAAAATTTAATGAAGAATGTAATTC